CCATCCCGGTGGCGGTGCCTCTTGGGAGGCGCGGCAGACACCACGCTACTATCGCGGCAAGGTCACGATCGGCGGGAAGGAGTTCGACTACGGCACCGGTAACATTGGTCGTGGTGCTGTTCCATGGGGAACCTACCCGATCAATATCGGTGCCAATGACATTGGGCGGAAGGGCAGGAAACTTGGCTCGGTTGCGACTCTCGGAGGTTTGAACGGGATCATCAACGACCCACGCTATCCCGGTGCACCGCGGACCGGAGTTCAGATCCACGCGTCAAGCAGCGCAACTCTCGATCGATTGTATACCGAGGGATGCTTTGCGGTGGCGCGGGCACAGTGGCCAGACTTCAAAGCCGCGCTCTTGGAAGAGGCGAAGAAAGGGCCATTGTCGATAAATCTTGATCCGAGCGGGCGCGCGATCATCGGCGAAACTTCGGAAGTTACGGCTCAGGCCAGTCGCAGTGGTGGGTTCGACGAAGGTGGTACGACCGGGCTTGAATTGTCCCGCGCTGGTCCACGCGGCATCTCAGCACGCGCGTCCGAGATTGCATCAGAACGTCAGCAGATGGCGGCGACCCGCTTCATGGCGAGCGAGGGCGGAAGCGGGACATACACTCCGTCACCCGAGCAGCAGCAACGCATGCGGGAAATCAGCGATGTCCTGCCGCGCTCGGCCAACGTGATCGATCTGAGACCGTATTCAAATGTCACCAATCCATTTCTACGCAAAGGTCTGATGGCGCGCGGAGGATGGAGCACCGAAGAACGGCTACGCGCCGATTTTGAAAGAAGGATGGCCGAAGAGCGCGAAGAGATGCGGCGTGAACGAACCGAGCTGGACCGCGACATGGGTACCGAGATCGACGGCGGCGAGGTTGAGGCTGGTGGCAACGTCGATGTCGAGATCCCGCCGGGTGTTGGCGCACCTGCGTCGCAGAACCTGTTCTCTCCGGTGCCGTTGAACCGGCAGACCATGATGGATCAGACGCCGAGAGGGCGGCCTTCACAGATTCCCGAGGCTGAATAGTTGCCTGAATTCGAAGAGCTGCGGATTTCTGTCCAACTGGTCGATAACGCATCGCCCGGGTTGGTCCGGCTGCGGTCGGAGATCGCATCGTTGGCATCGGGTGAAGTCCTGAAGAAGCAGGATTCGTTCGGCAAGTCGTGGGCGGATCTCGGCACCAAGGTCAAGGATTTCGCCGAGAACGCCAAGTCGCTGGGCACCGAGTTGCGTACGCTGGGGGTTCGCTTTGCTCTGCCGGTGGTCGGGCTCACCTTGCTCGCCCGCTGGATCATCAATACCAGAGAAGCGGCGTCGGCATTTGCCTCCGAGCTGTCCGGCATCGCTCGCACCGCCCGTTCGGTCGGAATGGATTCGGTCCATTTCAAGACTCTGACCGACAACCTCCAGCGTTTGGGATTGTCGCTGGAGACCTCGCAGAAAGCCGCTGCCGGGTTCGCCGAAGCACGCGGCAAGCTCATGGAAAGGGGCAACGAGCTTCACCAACAACTGATGGAGATGACCAAGGGTATTCCCGGCGCAACGCACAACATGCGGCAGTTCATCGAAACCTTCATCAGCATGTCCGACCGCCCGGAAGCGTTCAACATGATGATGGAGTCCGGGCTGAGCATCCGCAAAAAAATCGAGGATCAATTCGGCTCAGAGGCGGCGGCAAGATTCCATCGTCAATTCCTCGACTTTCTGACCGGCGGCATGGGGGCGGCGATAGCCGGGCTCGATCCCTCCGGAAGAATCAAGCCGCTGACCGAGGCTCAAAAAAAGGCGCAGGAAGAAGCGTTCAAAAACTCCCAAAAGATTTCGCAGGCCAACAAGGAGACGGAAGCCGCTGCAAAGCGAGCGGAAGAGGTCGCGCTGAGATTGGCGGTCGATGTTTGGGCCCCGCTCATCACTGGCATGAACACCGGGCTGGAAAAGGTCGCCAATCTGGTCGAGCGGATTGACCGGGTGGTTCGCAACTGGAAATGGCTCGGCGGCGGCGGCAATGAGGGCAGGCCCGATGAGGGCAAGCCGGTACGGTTCATGAGTGCTGGCATTGGGGAGCCGCTGCCGGATGTCGGTGGCAACGAGATCCCCGGCGGTACCGGACCCGGCACGTTGTTCGACGCGCTGAAAGAGTACCGCGATCTCGGGCGCTCGCGGATCGAGGATCGACGCACCGGCATGGGCGCACCGGCAGGCGAGCAGGGCGATGTGACCCAGCAGCTCACCGAGCAATTCAGGCGCTTGAACGAGTACCTGATGCTGCTGGTGCCACAGGGCAAAGGGCTCGGCCTGCTCTCGACGGAGATGGGCGGGCTCGGCAAAGGCTTCGGCACCGGCGGTGGTGTTGCTTCGCCGATGGGCGGCGGCGGTGGTGGGTTTGGCGGCGGCGGTGGCGGCAGCGGTGGTGGAGGCGGCGGGTTTGGCGGCGGCGGCGGTGGTGGAGGCGGTGGAGGCGGCGGCGGTGGGCGTCCACCCGGGGCGCTCGATCCGAGCCACTTCGTCGATCCAGCGAAGCCCAGCGCGGTGGGCGTCACCGAACCGCAGAAAGGCGTGTTCGGCTTTGATCCGACCACCGGTCAGCCGCTGGCGATCGATCCCGGGACGTTAGCGCCGAAGCCGCCTGCTGGAAGCGTGACCCAACCACCGAAGGGCGGCGGCGGTGGTGGCGGTGGTGAGGGTATGCGCCGCGGTGACGCGCCTCCCGGTACGGACGCGCCGGGTATTTACAACAAGCTGCTCACAGCATTTCAGAATTCGAAATTGGTCGGCGTCGTGCCGCCTGATGGTGCGCGGTTTGGGATCACGACAGGATCTGCCGAAGAGTGGGCGCGGTTCGCTACTTCAATTGCCAACGAGGAGTCGAGTTTCAAGCCGTGGACTAAGAACGAGTACGGGGAGCGCTCCTATGGAATCTTCCAGTACGATCACTCGCAAGTGCCGGGAGGAAATGCATTCAATGTAGATGCGTCGATTAGTGCGTTTGTCAGGGATGCTGAAACTTCGGTGAGAGAAGGAGGCATTCGCGATGCTCGCGGTGGCAAGGGCGGCAGAAGTCTACTGGCTCGGCGGTTTTCGACTATTGGCAACCATCCCGAGCGCGCAATAAGAAGTTTGCCATTGGCTGGACGTGTGGGCGTAACGGCAACAGGCGGCCGTGGCCCCGTCACCGCTGATCCAGCCAAGCCGTTCCCGTGGACACCATCGACTGCAGGCGGCGCTGGCGGCGGTGATGTCATCAATCGCGATATCAGTCATCTCTCGCAAGGTCAGGCCAACGTCGGAGCATTCAATCAAGCTGTGAAGGGACTGGTCGTTCATCACACTTCCGGTCGCGGGACGCCCGAAGGTGTCGCGACGACGTTTCAGCAGCGCGGCTACCCAGCGCAATTCATCATCGATCGCGAGGGCAACATTGTCCGCTATCTGCCGGAAGGTGCGAGCGGCGCGCATGTCAAACCCGGACAGGGCATTGGCAAGGGACTCGGCAATTGGAATTTGGAGGGCGTCGAGGTCATCGCAAGAAACGAAAAAGATATTTTGCCAATTCAGCGCGAGGCCGTTGCCCGTCTGCTTGCCGAACGTGCTGCAAGGCACGGCTACGATCCCAAAACAGGTGTTTTCGGTCACGGCGAAATAAATCCGCACAAGGAACGCAACGAAGGCTCGACTGCCCAAATGATTCGGGAAGGCAAGATAGCCATTCCGGATCGCGCGGTGCTCGATCGTGCGCAAGGCCGTGAGATCACTTCCAAGGTCAACGCCACCGGCAAATTGGATGTTACCGTGCGCGCTCCGAAACGGACGCGCGTCGGCGTCAAGGGCTCTGGCGTGTTCGCCAAGACCGAGCTGGACCGTCAGACGACAATGCCAACGACACCACGCCAGAGTGCTCGCCAGAGCGAGAACGCTTCCATGGCAGAGCCAGAGTGGCAGGAGTGATGCATGGCCACCATCATTGAAGCTGGCAGAGGCCGCGGGCCGCATCGTCTTAAATCCTATTGGCGCGACAAGCTGGTACCGGCACATTTCCGCGGCGCGATGTTCCATGTCGAAGCTGGCGGCAAGTCGTCCGGAAGAAGAACCGTCGTCCATGAATTCCCCAAGCGCAACGTCCCTTATGCGGAGGACATGGGTAGGCGTGCAGTCGAGTGGAGTGTGCGCGGCTATCTGATCTGCTTCGTCGATGACACCGAAAGCGAACTCTACCGGCGAGACTACACGCTCCAGCGCGAGAAGGTGATCGCTGCGCTGGAGCAGGACGGGTATGGCCCGCTGCAGCTTCCGCTGCTGCCGCCGATGACGGTGATGTGCCAGCGCTACCGCGTCACCGAGGAAGAAAAGCTCGGCGGCTATTGCGTGTTCGACATGGAGTTCGTCGAGTTCGGCAAGCCGCCGCTCGCCGGGCCGCCGATGAGCGACGCGCAGCTCAAGGCGCAATCCGATGCACTGAAGGCGCGGACCATCCAAGCGCTCGCCAACTACGACACCGAGCTGCTGGGCCGCAAGACGACGCCGACCCCTGCGGGTCCGAGCGTGCCGATCTCGGAGATCATTCCGATCGGGCCAACGATCCCCGGTCCCGGTCCCTAAAGCTCGTCCTTCCTTCGCATCTTTTCATCTCTGGCCACACAACATGGGAGGTCACCATGGCCGTCAACTATTCAACCACGCTCAAAGGCAACCGCATGCAGGCGGTGCTCGACGAGATCGACTCGCACGCGAGCCCCGCCATCCTGCAGATCCTGCAGAGCCCCAGCACCGTGCTGGCGGTCATCACCTTGTCCGATCCGTCGTTCACCCGTTCTGGCTCGGTGCTCACCATGGCGGGCACACCACGATCCGACACATCGGCCGACGCCAGCGGCACCGCCAATCTTGCCAAGATCCTCAAGGGCGATGGGACCAGCGTGGTGGTTGACGGGCTCACGGTCGGCACTGCCGCGAGCGATATCATCCTGAACAGCACAACGATCACGGCGGGCCAAACCATTACCATCACGTCGGGAACGATCACTCACGCCTGATCGAGGCCCCTGAGCCATGGCTCACATCCTCGCGGATCGCGTCCGCGACACCACCACGACGAACGGCGTCGGTGCCGTCACGGTCAGCGGCACCGCGCCGATACGTCATCGCACGTTCAGTGCTGTGGCCACGGCTGATGGCGACACGTTCCCGTACGTGATCGTCCATCGGACTGCGAACGAGTGGGAAACTGGTCTCGCGACCCGCGTGTCGGCCAACGTCTACGCCCGCACCATTATCTATGCGCCGAACCCCGGCACGCCGGTGGACTTTTCGTCGGGCGACAAGGACATGGCGCTGGTCTTCACTTCCAACCCGACGCACGCCAACACCATCGAACTCGGCCACCCGACCGACACGACGCTTGCGCGAAGTGCCGCCGGTAGGGTGTCGGTCGAGGGCTTGGACTTGCTGATCGGCAGCGATATCGCTGGCAAGGCCGATCTGGCGTCACCGGTCTTCACCGGCGATCCGCGGGCCCCGACGCCTGCGACGGCCGACAACGACACGAGCGTTGCGACCACTGCATTTGTGAAGGCGCAGGGGTATCTCGTCTCCAGCGACATTACGGGGAAGGCCGATCTCGCCAGCCCGATATTCACTGGCGATCCGAAAGCGCCCACGCCGACGACGGCGGACAACGACACGAGCATCGCGACCACCGCCTTCGTCAAGGCGCAAGGCTATTTGGTGTCGAGTGATCTGACGCCCTATGCGTTGGACACCGACTTGGCAAACTACCAGCCGCTCGATGCAGAGCTGACGGCGGTCGCCGGATTGTCATCGAACGGCCTGATGGCGAGGACGGGAGCCGGTACCGCTGCCGCGCGCTCGATCGCTGGACCGGCGGCAGGCATCACGGTCTCCAATGCGGATGGCGTCAGCGGCAACCCGACGCTGGCACTGGCCAACGATCTCGCGGCGTTGGAGGCGCTGGCGGGAACGAACACGATCTACTACCGGTCGGGAGCGGATGCGTGGAGCGCCGTGACCATCGGCGGCAACATGACGTTCGCGGGAGGCGTACTGAACTCGACCGCCGGTGGCGGTGGAGCGCCAACGAATGCTCAGTATGTTGTGCTGGCGCTCGATGCGACGCTGACTGATGAGCGGTTGTTGGCGTTCGGCACCGGGATATCGCTGACGGACGGTGGAGCGGGTGCCAGCGCCACCATCAACCTCGATGCCGATCTGGTGTCGTGGGCGGGCATCACGCGCGCAGCCGGTTTCGACACATTCGTGGCGACGCCGTCGTCCGCCAATCTTGCGGCTTTGGTCACCGGCGAGACCGGCACCGGAGCGCTGATGTTCGGCACGTCGCCGGTGATCACCACCGACATTACGATCCCGAATACCGGGCTGCATCTATTCGACACGGATGCCTCGCATGACCTGATCGTCAAGCCGGGCTCGAATCTAACCGCTGATCGCACGTTCACGGTTGTCACTGGCGATGTTGATCGCACGTTGACGCTCACCGGCAACGTCACTTCGAATCAGGATGTATCGACGACTGGCACTCCGACGTTCGCGTCGATCACGTTGTCAAACGGTCAGATTGTCTTTCCGGCATCACAGGTCGCGAGCGCGGGCGCGAACACGCTCGACGACTATGAAGAAGGGACATGGACGCCGACCGTCACGTTTGCGACCCAAGGCGATAGGAGCATCGCAAGCCCAGGAATCGTCGGCTGGTACGTCAAGGTCGGCGGAATGGTGATGGCCGGTGGTCAGGTGTCCGGCACAATGAATTACACAACGTCGGGTGGAAACATACGTCTGCAGACCTTCCCGTTCACGCCGAGCCAGACGGCGATCGGAACGATCTTGAACGGCGGGATGACGATCACCGGCTACACGCACGTCCAACTGATGCTGCAGGGGAGCAACACATACGCAGAATTTTATGCAAGCGATCCGGCGAACAATAAGGCCATCACGCCGTGCTCAGTTACGAACTTGCCGAACGGCAGGGCCTTCGATTTCAGATGGACCATGACCTACAGGGTGTGAGCGATGGAAAAGTTGACGCTGATCGGGCAGATCGAGTTGACGGCCAATGCCGTCCAAGTCCGGTTGCATCTGACGATTATGGATGGCGAGAACAAATTGAGCGAACAGTACCACCGGTTCGCTCTTGACAGCGAAGCAGACGTGCAGGGCACCTATGATTCGGTCAACGCGCATCTCCAATCAATGGGCTGGTCGCCAATGTCGGCGGCGCAGATGACTGAGATTTCTAACGTCTATACGAATTGGCAGGAGAGTTTGGTTGCGGCTGGTGTGGAAGCGCAGAGGGCGACGGCGCAGACAACGGTGAAGTCGAAGACGAAGCGTTAAAAGAACGCTCGATGTCAATCACCGATCTCGGTTCGCTCGGCGCGACCGGCAGCACCGGCAACAATCAGGCTTCGCTTGCGCTTACGACGACGCAGGCGTGCTCGGTCGGCGATCTCGTCGTCGTTGTCGTCGCGGTTGATAACCGACTCGGTACTGCACCGGCTGACGACGACGAAGTGTCGGGTGTCGCCGACAATGCGGTCGGTAGTGAGAACGTATGGTCGAAGGCGGTCGGCTGGAGCTACGGCGGCGCGAGCCCGGCGGTGCAGGGCGGCGCGGCGGTCGCGATCTGGTATTCGGTCCTCAAAACCGCGCTTCCGACCGGGCGGACGATCACCGCGAGCTTTACCAGCAGCGGCACGTCCGATGCGACCGGCCTGACGGCGCGGCGGTTCGGTACTGGCGGCCAGATCGGGGTCGTTGCCACCAACACCGGCGTTGTCAGTGCTGGACAGCCCGGATCGCTCGACGCGACGACTCCGAACCTTGAACACCTTCGCGTCCGCGGTATTGCGGGCGAGGTCGGCAACAACACATCGCTGACGCCGACCACCAACTGGACAGCATGGGCAAATGGCAACAGCGCAACATCCGGCACGATCGCCGAGATGTGTGCCCGCGCGGAAAGCCGGATCGTCACTGGTACCAGCGGGGCGTCGAACCCGACTTGGGTCGCGTGCGACATTGCCAACGCCTACGTCGCTTTCCAAGAGATCATCAGTGGCGACCTAGATGCGACCGATGACCAAGATGTTGCGTCCTTCGACGGTGAGGTCACGACGCCAGCGGTCGAGGGCGACCTTGCCGCGACCGACGATCCGGACACCGCTTCGTTCGCTGGCGAAAGCATCTTCAATGCCGTTCTCGGCGCAACCGATGATCCCGACACTGCCGAGTTCGATGGCGATGTCACCAGCCCCATTGTTCTGGCCGAGACCGCCGACGATCTCGGCATTGCAACCACGGCTATCGCGGTCGCAGCAATTGCCAGCGAGAGCGGCGGCGGGATTCTCGCGGCGCTGGCAGCGACCGAAGCGCCGGACACTGCTTCGTTCGCAGGCGACGTTACGGCGGGTGTCATCGATGGCACGCTGGCGGCGACTGACGCTCCCGATGTTGCCGCTCTCAATGGATCGGCTGCATGGAATGCGGTGCTGGCGGCCAGCGAAGCGCCGGACGTGGTCGCATTCTCTGGCCAGAGCGTTGCACAAGGAACGCTGGCGGCCAGCGATGCTCCGGACGTTGCCGCCTTCTCCGGAACAGCAGTCAACAATGGCACACTGGCCGCAACCGAGCAGGCCGACACCGCAGCTCTTGCCGGATCGGTTTATTGGGCCGCAACACTGGCGGCAACTGAGCAGGCGCTCGACACCGCGGCCTTCTCAGGCGGCATTGTGGCCACTGGTACGCTGGCGGCGAGCGACGCGCTCGATACCGCGGCGCTGTCCGCAAGCGTGTATTTCTCATGCTCGCTGGCCGTCACCGAGGCACCGGACACTGCCGCATTCGCCGGGAACGCTGAATGGCGGGCGGTACTGGCGGCGACTGAAGCGCTGGATGTTGCGGCTCTGGCCGGAAAGGTCGAGTGGATTGCAACACTGGCGGCCACCGAGACCGCGCTCGATACTGCCGCCTTTGTCGGTCAGAGCGTTGCGCAAGGAATACTGGCCGCTACTGAGCAGGTGCTGGATACCGCGGCCTTTACCGGCCAGAGCGTCGCACAAGGAACGCTCGCCGCTACGGAACAGTACGACGTTGCCGCCTTCTCCGGAACAGCGGTTGCCACCGGCACACTGGCCGCGACCGAAGCCATCGATCAGGCGTCCTTCATCGGCGAGGGCGTGGCACTTGAGAGCAGCGGCACCCTCGCTGCGGTCGAACAGGCAGACGGTGCGGCGCTTGCCGGGCAGATCGAGTGGCTGGCGACGCTGGTTGCATCCGATACGCCGGATGTTGCAGCTCTGGCCGGTTCCGTTGCATGGAACGCCACGCTGGCGGCGACCGAGGCGCTGGATGTTGCGGCTCTGGCTGGCACCGTCCACTGGACGGCGACCCTCGCGGCCACCGAGACCGCGCTCGATACCGCCGCGCTTGCTGGCTCTGTCTATTGGGGTCTGACGCTCGCCGCCAGCGAGGCGGCCGATACGCTCTTCATGACCGCCGACGTTGTCTCGCCCGGCGGCACACTGAATGTAGTCGAGGCGGCGGACACCGCGGCGGGCACCGGCAGCGTCTACTGGCCGGGCCACCTGCAGGTCACAGAGGCACCAGACACTGCTGCATTCTCTGGAACGATCGTCGCCACCGGCACCCTCGCCGCCACCGAGGCTGTGGACAGCGCAGCCTTCTCGGGCACGATCGTTGCGACCGGTGTGCTGGCGGCCACCGATGCACCGGATGTCGTGGCGTTCACCAGCACGACGGTTGCGACTGGTGCTCTCGCTGCCACCGACGCGCCGGACGTGGCGGCATTCTCTGGAAAGGCGGTCGCCACCGGCACATTGGCGGCAACCGACGCCCCCGACGTTGCCGCGTTTTCCGGCACGATCGTCGCCACCGGTACGCTGGCCGCAAGCGAGGCGATCGATACCGCTGCCTTCGTCGGCAATCTCGTCCCGATCTCGACCGGTGTGCTGGCGGCAACCGACGCGCCCGATCAGGCGGCCTTCAGCGGGTTGGCGCTCGATGTCCTCACCGGCACGCTGGCTGCGACCGAAGCTCGGGACGTTGCCGCGTTCTCCGAATCCCCGCCGCTGCCCGGCATCCTGCACGCCAGCGAAGCGCCGGACGGCATCTTCATCGTCGGTCACATCGATATCCTCGAACCGATCGAGTGGACGCACATGGTCAAGAGCCAAGCACAGGAAGCAGCCCGCATCGTGCAGCGGGCCTTGCGCGAGCTGCTGTGGGTTTCGCCCACCCGCGGGCGGCCGGGATCGGACCTTCGGACGCAATGCGGCGACGTGATCACCCACGCCGCGCTGCTAATCCAGAAGAACCTGATCGGCGAGCCGCTGGCCGAATGCTTCGATCTGGCGGTCACCGCGGGCATCACGCAAAAGAAGCTCGCGCACGTGCGCAAGACGGTGGTGGCCGACACGGCGGTCAGCGTCGGTGCAGTCACCGTGAAGCACCATCTGACGTGGATGATCATGGCGGCCGAGTGCCGGGTGATCGCCGACATGCGGTTCTTCAGCCGCGAGGACGCGGTCAAGCTGAAGGACGATATGAACGCCGCCTTCAACGAGGCCGAGATCATCGCCGCCGACCAGATGGACGAAGCGAGCTACATGGCGCTGGTCAAGCTGCACGCGGCACTCACCTTCCACCTGATCGAGACCGCGCGGCCCTTGCCGCGAGTGGTGGCGTGGCGGTTCGGCAAGCCGATGTCCACCCGCATCGTCGCTCAGCGGCTGTACTACGACGCCGCCCGCGCCGACGAGCTGCGGCGTGAGAACAAGGTCGTCCACCCCGCATTCATGCGCAACTACGGAAGAGGCTTGTCGCTGTAATGTCCGATTTCAGGCTCGATCTCGACGAGGTCGTCGTCACCGGCGACGATCCGTCGCGTCTGCAGGACGAAGGCACGCCCGGCAACCCGCGGCAGCAAACGTCGTCGTCCATACCCAACAGCAGCGGCAGAGCAGAAGGCATTGGCGGCCAGCAGGATTGGCCGAGCCGCGATGAAGTGGCGGTGCTCGAAGTCAACAATGTCAGGTATGAAAATTGGACTTCGGTGTGGGTGCAGCACCGCATGATGGAATGGTGGCCGCTTTTCCGGTTCACGTGCGCTGAATATTCGCCGGTGCCACCAGCGTGGCCGCAACTGCAATTCAAGCCCGGCGACACCTGCAAGATTTGGCTCGGCGGCTACTTGGCGTTGGCAGGCCGCATCCTTGTCCGGCAGACGGCCTACGACGCCGACAATCATCAGGTGCTGCTGATCGGAGTAGGTCACCAGTGGTGTGGCTCGCGTGCTTCGATCATTCACAAGGATGGCAATTTCGACAACAAGGATTTCATGACGATCGCGAACGAAGTATTCGCCCCGTTCGGCAGCAAGTTCATTCCGAGAGGCCAGCCGGATATGGAGCCATACGAGGAAGCGCAAGCGGGCCGAGGCGAAGTGACCGCTGACTTCATTGAACGGCTCGCTCGCTTCCGCGATGTGATCCTAGGTGTCGATCCAAACGACCCCGCCGGTAAAAACTACGTGGCGTTCTGGCCGCATATCCAGAAGAGCGACATTGGGTTGATCGAGGGCGAGAACATTCTGCGCTGCCAGTGCACCATCAAGATCAACGATATGTTCAATCCGTACTACGCCGAAGGCGGAAGCAACGGTAACGACGAGAAGAACGGCAGGAAGGCGTCCGAGATGGGAGCCCGCGCCGATGGCGTGCTGCCATGCTATTCGCCCCTGCTCATTCCGGCCGAGATGCCGGTAGCGAACGATGGCCAACTCCAGAAGCGCGTCAACCAAGAGCGGGATCTTCGCGACTACGCGATCTTCGAAGCCAACGTCACCGTCGCCGGATGGCTGCGCAATCGCGCCACCGGACTGTGGAAGGCCGGTGACTACGTCTACGTCTGGTCGCCGATGGCGATGATCGACCAGCTCATGGGCATCAAGACCGTCACGTTCTCGCAAGACACCAACGCCGGTACGACCACCACGCTGGAGCTGGTGCAGCCGGGCCTTCTGAACAATCAGATTGCCGCCGACCCCGGCAAGACCGGAGTGCGAAAGCCCGGCACTTCGACCGGCACCACCAACGATCCAGCGCCGCCGACGCCGACCGAGCCGGTCCCGGCACCGAACCAGCCCGATCCAAACCAGCCGCTGCCCGGTGAGAGCATACCGGGCACGCCCGGCATCGGCAGTATGGGCGGCGCTCCATAAACGCAACGGAGGCAGCATGTTTCGACAGACCCCATTGACCAGCGGTTTCTACGCCTACAACGGCGGCGGCGCGCGGTGCCTGATCGACACCGCCGACGATGGCCATTTCATGCAGGAGTCGAAAAGCACATTCATGCGCGGCGAGCAGCGATCGAAGATCGAGTCGCCGCAGAACTACGGCTTCACGTCGGTGGTCGCCAAGGCCACCAAGGACAAGCAGGGCCGGATTACCGGCAGCGCCGAAGGCTTCGTCTCCTTCATGGGCAGCAGTCGATCGTTCCCGGTGATCACCGTGATGGACGATCGGCGGCATCGCCTGCGCGATCTCAAGGAAGGCGACGTGGCGCTCTTCCGCGGCAAGGACGATCAGAACCAGATTCACCTGAACGAGGACGGCGGCTTCTGGTCGAACCGCAACGACCGCAAGACCCGCATCCAGATGGTCAAGAAAAAAGAGAAACAGGAACAGGGCGGCCCACAAAGCCAGCCAACCGTGAGCGCGCTTGCCAATGGTGGCGGTGGCGGCGGCGGTGGCGGTGGCAGTGGCAGCGGCGGCCAGAGCGAGAGTGAGGACTTCCAGCAGGAAAAGCTCGAAGGCCAGCAGGCGCAATACAAGGAGGAGTCGAAGACCTACCTCGAACTCGACGGCGACAACAACATTCTGGCCAAGCGCGGCGAGGGGCACCAGAAGACCGAGGACAACAAGATCCAAGGCTACTGGAAGGACGAGACCCACTCCTATCAGGTCACCGACAGGCACATCCACATTCGCTTCAAGCAATTCCGGGTGTGGATCGACGAGACCGGCATCTGGAGCACGATCCCGATCCAAGTGAAGCAAGACCCGATGGACCATGCCTGACATTCGGTTCGTTCAGTCGGGAACCTTCCCGACCGTCACCGCGGTCAGCGTCGATTGGCTGCTGCTCGGCGACGGCTCGCTCGACGAGACCGAGGCGCTGGCCACCGCGGTGATCGTGGCGCTCGGCACCGACCGACTGGCCGAGCCCGGCGAACGCCTGCCAGATCCGGACTCGGTCGATCGGCGCGGCTGGTGGGGCGACCTCGACGCCGAGCAGATATGGGACGGCTGGCCGATCGGCTCGCGGCTGTGGCTGCTCATGCGCGAGAAGATCACCGGGGCGGAAGCCTACCAAGGCGCGACCATCACCCGGGTCGAGCACTACATCCGCGAAGCGCTGCAGCCGTTCATCGATCGCCGCGTCGCCTCGCAGTTGGAAGTGCGCGTCACCCGCGTCAATCAGGAACGCATCGACGCACTGATCCGGATGTACCGCGGTCCGGATATCGAGATCGAGCTGCGCTATCAGATCCTGTGGGAAGACATAATGGAATGATCGGCCATGCCATGGGCAACCCCAACTCTTACCCAAGTTCGTGAGCTGGTTCGTGACCAGATCCGCGGCTCGTTGCCGGGCGCTGATGCGGCGATCCCGAACTCGGTGCTGCGCGTCATGTCCGACAATCAGGGCGCGCTCTGCCACTTGGTTTTGCAGTACATCGACTGGCTGTCGCTGCAGCTCTTGCCTGACACCGCCGAGACCGAATGGCTCGATCGGCACGGCGATATCTGGCTGGTCAATTCCGATGGCAGCACCGGCCGCAAGGTCGCCACCTTGGCGCAAGGGACCGCCACCTTCACCAGCATCGACGGCGGCATCATCGTTCCGGCCGGGACGCGGCTGATCCACGGCAACGTCGAGTACGAGACCATCCAAGAGTTCGTGGTGGCGTCGGGTCAGGTGCCGACCCCGGGCGAGATCCGCGCGCTCGATCCCGGGGTCATCGGCAACCTCGTCCCCGGCGATTCGCTGGCGATCTCCACCACCGTCGCCGGGGTGGACGGCACCGCGGTGGCGATCGATGTGGACGGCGGCGTCGATGAAGAGAGCGACGACGACCTGCGCATCCGGGTTCTGGAGCGCATCCGCCAGCCGCCGCAGGGCGGTGCCGCGCACGACTACGTGCGATGGGCGAAGGCGGTGCCGGGCGTCACCCGCGCGTGGTGCGAGCCGCTGGAGATGGGAATCGGCACCGTCACCGTGCGCTTCATGATGGACGAGCTGCGCGCCGACAACGACGGCTTCCCGTTCGAGAGCGATTGCGAGACGGTCGCAGAGTACATCGACACGCAGCGTCCGGTGGCCGTGAAGGACTTCTTCGTCGTGGCACCGCTCAAACAGCGCATCGACATTCTGATCAACAACCTTAATCCGAGCACCGACGCGGTGAAGGCCGAGATCAAGAACTCGATCGAGCAGATGCTGTTCGACAAGGCCAAGCCCGGCCAGACGATCTACGCGGCATGGAAATACTGCGCGATCATGGAATCGCCCAACGTGGTGTCGTTCTCATTCCCAACATCGGCCGATGACGTGATGCCGAGCCCCGGGCACATGGCCGTGCTCGGCGATATCGTCTATGGCACATAACCAGACGCCAGTCGTCATTGAGCGCGATCGGCACATCCGTCGCTACGGCGAGGACTACACCGACGCATTCGTCGATCTTCTGCCGCGCGGCAAGATATGGTCCCGCTCGCCCGGCTCGACCATCTACGGCGTCTGCCGCGGCCTCGCGTGGTTTTGGGAATATGTCGATGGCCGCGCCGCCGACCTTCTGGAACGCGAGAGCGATCCGCGTCTGACCACCGAGCTGCTTCCCGAGTGGGAGCGCGCATGGGGCCTGCCCGATCCATGCTTCCCGTCCACCACCGATATCGAATCGCGTCGCAAGATGCTCGTCATGGTGATGACGTGGCTCGGCGGCCAGTCGCGCGAATACTACAAGAAGGTGATGGAGTGGGTCGGCTACGAGGATATCGAGATCGCGGACTTCGGCGAGTACGCGCCGTTCATGGCCGGGATCTCGCAGGTCGGCGACACGCGGCCGACGCAAGATCCGACCAAGAACCAGAATTTCCGCTGGTACATCGGCCCGCCCGAGCAGCGTTTCTACTGGTACATCCGCCCCGGCACGGTTGGCCTGCGATGGTTCCGCGCGGGCTCGGGACAGGCGGGCGTCGATCATCACCTTGAGTTCGCCGTTCCCGAAGAGTTGGAGTGCCTGCTCAATCGGTGGAAGCCCGCACACACCGACCTCATCATGGACTTCTCGCAGATGGCGTTCGGTGGACCCATGCAGGGTACGCCGTAGCGGGAGCCCGGCATCTGATCATTGGGTTTCATCGGTCCTGACCGTTCCGGCGAACGGCTGGCTGTAAATCTAAACCTATCAACGACGGGACTGAAGCCATGAAATACGTGCAGCCCTACGGCATCTCCGATCCGAACGCGCCCTACATCAATGGCGACCCGTCGATCGGACGGCAGGGCAGCATT